GAGGACAATAGCCGAGTTGCGGACCTATGTTCGCAAAGAGAATGGCAAGATGGCTGGTTCCCCTCATGATGACAGAACTATGTCGTTGGCTATTACGGTTCAGATGATTAAATATGTGTGGTTACCTGAGTACCGTAGTGACACTACGGTACCAACTAATAGCCTTTTGTGGTGGGAGCAGCACATTATGCATGATGTTGGGGACAATCGGGTGCCATTAGGGGCACATAATGTGCGTTCAGGGAACAACCGTACATAGTTATGAGTTATTCTTGCACACAATGTGACACTTATGTCAATGATACGGTACAAAGGCGTGGACCAATTTGTTTCAAATGCCATTTACGTACCATCAACCTAGGGTTTACGTATGGTAAAGAGCAGTTTCATGGTCCTACTATTGGTGAACAGCAACGTAAAACTGTTGAGGATGCTAGGATTAATGGTTATAATGCCGAGCCAGTAGGGACTCGTTGGGTATAGTATGTATTGGTTTGTTCCGATTGTGGTTGCTGTAATCACTGGTCCAGTTGTAGTAATCTTACAAAGATTACGTAAAGAGAACACTGACCAGCATGCAGAATCCAGGGGTTTGTTGGAACACATGGTTGTTAAAGTTGATAATATACACGATAAATTAGATGAACACATTAGGAGTCACGATGGATAAGTTGATAGCAGAATTTAAACCTATTTTTGAATCATATGTTCGGTCAGCACTTGGTGCTGGACTGGCTGTGTATCTTGCAGGTAATCATGATGTGGGGGCTTTTGTCTCTGCTGCGGCTGCTGCGGTTCTGCCACCGTTGTTGCGTTGGTTGAACCCTAACGATGCAGGGTTTGGTCGCACTAAGTAATGGCACGTAAATCAAGTCAGGACCAACTGAAGGATTATAACCAACGTTTAGAAACGTCTAAACGTTGGCGTAAAGAAGAAGGTTACGACGCTATGTGGCGGCGTTTAGTTGACTTGTATCGTGGTAGACAATATGACTACTATAGTGACGAGGACAGGTTGCTTGTTAACGTAGTGTTTGCTACCGTTAACGTTATTGCACCTAGCATTTCGGTTAACTATCCTAAGATTACTGTTAACTCTGTCAACCATGAGGATGCTGCCAAGGCTGTTATCGCTGAGGCTGTGGTAAACTATTGGTGGCGGTTCCGTGATATCCGTTCGGAATTCCGCCGTAGCGTTAAAGACTTCGTCATGTTTGGTCATGGCTGGATGAAAGTTGGCTATAGGTTTGTTGAAGAAGAAGCAGTTGGCAATGATGCCGATATCTCTGATGCTGATGCTGAAGGTAATGAGGGTACACCTAATACAGTTATTCTTACTGATTCTCCTTTCGCTGAACGTGTTTCGCCTTTTGATATTTTTGTGGACCCTGACGCTACTAGCATGCATGACATTAAGTGGATTGCCCAACGTATTCGCCGTCCATTAAAGGAAGTTAAATCGGACAAACGATATAATCGTTTGGCTCGTGAAGATGCTGCCCCGATGACTGTTGGTCGTTACGCCGATGACCCTAGTCGTAAGAAGGTTAACGATAAGACTTATGGGTACGCTGAGATTTGGGAATACTATGATGTGACTAACAAGTCTATGTCAGTGTTTTGTGCTGGCGGCGAACAGTTTTTGGTGAAGCCGATTAAGATGCCGTATTCTTTTGGTCATCCTTTTGTAATGATGCGCAACTATGATGTGCCTGATTACTTTTATCCTATTGGTGACTTGGAACAGATTGAACCAATGCAACGTGAACTTAATGAGACACGTACGCAAATGATGAACCATCGTAAACGGTTCGCACGTAAATACTTGTACAAGGAATCTGCGTTTGACCAGTTGGGTCGCACAGCCTTAGAGTCGCAAGAAGATAACGTTATGGTTCCTGTTATCTCGGATGAACCATTAACTAGTGTCATTGCCCCTATGCCTGCCGTGATTAACCCTCCTGAGTTTTATAATCAATCAGAGTTAATCACTGGTGACATTGACCGTATTTCGGGTGTTACCGAGTATCAGCGTGGTGGTACCCCTGAAATTAGACGTACTGCTACTGAAGCGAACTTGTTGCAGGACGCTGCTAACGCACGTACTGCAGATAAGTTGGCTACTGTTGAGTTGGCTATTTCTGAGGTGGGACGACGCATGGTTGCGTTGGCTCACCAGTTCATGAGTGGTGAACAGGTTGCCCGTGTCATGGGTAAAGATGGTGAACCATTATGGGTTCAGTATGACCGTGAATATCTTGAAGGCGACTTTGACTTTGAAGTAGTTGGCGGTTCAACCCAGCCTCATAATGAATCTTTCCGTCGCCAGTCTGCATTGCAGTTGGTTGATGCTATGGCACCGTTTGTTCAAACTGGTTTGGTGAACATGAAAGAGTTGGCTAGTTACGTGTTGCAGAATGGTTTTGGGATTAAGAACCCTGAGGTATTCATGGCTGCACCTGAACAGCCTATGGGTCCTGAATCCCCTCAGGGACCCCCACAGGGTCCTCAGGGCTTACCTATGGGTCCTGGTGGGGGAATGCCGCCTATGCAGGCTGGTCCACCACCTGACGGTGGTGGTATGCCACCCGAAATGATGGCAGCACTGCAGGGTATGCAGGGACAACCACCAATCTAGGGAACAACGTTTTCTATATATAGAGCAACCATTTTCTACGGACTCTAGGAGAATATAAATATGAGCGACGAAGTCGCAGTATCAGCCGATGTGGAACCCCAAGTTGGGTCAACCGTTAGTCCGTCTGAGGTAAGTCAAACACCTGATGTACCCATGTTATCGGTTCAGGATTATGCGGAATACCGTGTACCTGTAAAGATGGATGGTGAGGAACTTCATGTCCCTTTGACAGAAGCACTTGCTGGTTATCAGCGTCAATCAGATTACACTCGTAAGACTCAGGAATTAAGTCAGCAACGTGAACAACTACAGTTTGCTGCTGCTTTAGAATCTGCCTTGCAACGTGACCCTGAAGCAACTATTGATATGCTAACAAGACATTATGGTATCAGCCGTCAGGCTGCTACCAATATGGTTGAAGAATTTGATGAAGAATCTATGGACCCTAGGGACCTAGAGTTACGTCAACTTAATCAACGTGTCTCTGCCTTTGAGGAATACAAGTCTCAGCAGGAGATTGAACGAGAAGTATCTCGTTTGCAATCTAAGTATCAGGATTTTGACGTTAACGAGGTAGTCACTACTGCTTTACGGCAGAACACTACTGACCTTGAAAGTACCTATAAGCAACTTGCGTTTGACAAAATTATGGCTCGGCAAGAAACTGAACGGTTAGCCAAGGAACGACAGGCTCAGATTGAGGCTGGAGTTGTGCAGGCGAAACGTGAGGCTTCTGTTGTATCAGGTGGCTCTAGTGCTAGTAACACTACTAGTGCGGAACCTAATGCGCCTATAACTAGTTTGCGTGATGCTTGGGCTGCTGCCAAGAATCAATTAAACGCATCACTATAAATTCTAGTTTACCTTAGGAGGTAAATTTAATGTCTAACTCTAACTTTGACGCACTGTTGTCAACTACGCTTGCGAATTATCGTGACCAGTTGACCGACAACGTCTTTACTGCCCGTCCACTTACATACTTCTTGCAAGACAAGGGTCGTATCCGCATGCTTAATGGTGGTACGAAAATTGTTGAACCATTGATTTATGGTCAGAACTCTACTGTTGCATCGTACTCAGGTTATGACACTGTGTCGTTGACAGCACAAACAGGTATCACTGCTGCAGAATACGAATGGAAGCAGTATGCTGCTTCTATCGCAATCAGCGGTATTGAAGAAGCCAAGAACAACGGCGAACAAGAAGTTATCAACTTGTTGGAAGCCAAAATCATGCAGGCTGAGGAATCAATGCGTGAAGGTTTCAACACCATGTTCTTCGCCGATGGCACTGGTAACAGTGGCAAAGACTGGAACGGTCTTGGAAACATTGTTGAGGCTTCGGGTACTGTTGGTAACATTAACCGTGCTACTGCTGGTAACGAATACTGGCGTTCGTATGAGGAAAACACTGCAGGTGCTTTGACGCTTGCACAGATGGCTACCGCATACAACACCACTTCTGTTGGCAACGACCATCCTGACATGATTATTACAACACAAACGTTGTACGAAAAGTATGAGGCATTGCTTCAACCACAGTTGCGTTACACTGACACCAAGACTGCTGACGCTGGTTTCCAAAACCTGTTGTTCAAGGCTGCTCCTGTTGTTTACGATACGGGTTGCACCGCTGGCGTAGTGTATTTCTTGAACTCTAAGTACCTCACGCTGGTCGGTCACAGTGGCAAGTGGTTCTCACAAACCGCTTTCGTTCGTCCTGAAAACATGGACGCTTCGTACGCTTTGATTATGTGCTACGGCAACCTTACTTGCCGCAACGCTAAGAAGCAAGGTAAACTCACAGCCAAGACTGCGTAAGCATTCTAGCCTAGGGAACAAATAATATAATGGTGGGCAGGGATAAAAGCCCTGCCCACCATTTCTATATAGTCGTTAATTAAAGGAAAACCTGATGCCTAAGAAGCCAATGACTGTTACTGACGCTTACAATAAAGCAAAACCTAAAGGTAAAACATCTGCCCGTGAAAACGTTACTAAGTCAGGGCAAGGTTCAGGTAACACTATGAGCCGTTCTTCTGTTGGTGCAGCACGTAATGCAGTAACTAAAACTGGTATGGGTTCAGGCAACATGAGTGCTAAGAAAAAGGGTAAAAGTTTCTTTGACCGTGTTGGTGATGTTGCTAAAGGTGTTGGTCGTGTTGGTTCTGCTGTAGTTAAAGATTCTGTTAACACTGTAACTAATCCTTTTGGTGCAGCAAAATCTACTGCTAAACAAATTGGTAGAGATGTTAAGAATAAGAATGTTGCTGGTTTGGGTTTGGCTGCTGCAAGTATGATTCCTATTCCTGGTGCTAAAGGTACTGCCGCTGCGATTAAAGCAGCAGGCAAAGCAGGTAAGGCAACTAAGACTTTGTCGCAGTTGGCTGATGATGCAGTTAAGGCTGGGGCTAAAGGTGCCAAGGGTTCTAAACCTAAACCCACACCAAAACCTAAGACTAAACCCACACCTAAACCATCTTCCAAACCACCTGCAACACCAAAACCTAAAACTAAAGTTGAATCTGCACAATCAGAGTTAGCAGATGTTCGTAAAGAACTGGCTGATTTTAAAGCAGCAAAGGGTGGCAAATATAAAGATGATATTGGTTACAAGAGACTTAATGAAAAACTTAGGGCTAAGGAACAAAAGGTTGCTAACGCTGTTAAAGAAGCAGCCACACCACCACGTGAACAACGTGGTGTAACACAAAAAACCATGACTGATACACCAGTTAAACCTGGTGACGCACAACGCACTTACAGTGGCGTTGGTCGTTCAAAGACTCCTAGGACTGGTGTAACTGAATCACCTAAACCAAACAAGGGTCAGTATGAAGGCGACACGTTGCGTGGACAAGCACGTAATGATGCAGCCAGCATGTCCAATAAGGGTTTGCGTGGTTCTAGCAGGGCTACTCGTGATGGGCGCACTGCCGAAAACAAGGCTAAGAATGTTGAGAACATTAAGATTCGTGAGAATGACCGTAAGGTAGCGAAGTATAATGACATGCTTGCTAAAGCAAAAGCATCTAAGAAGCCTAAGGATATTGCGGCTGCTAAGAAGTATGCTGAGTTTTGGAAACTTAAGGGCATTAAGAAACTCAAGTAATTAGGAACAGAATCGTATAGTTGATGACTAGTATTCAAGGTTCTGTCCCCGCCCATTCATTATACGGTGCCCCTGTCAGTGGGCAGCGTTTGGCTGCCTCTGCTGGGGCACGTATTGCTGCCCCCAGTGGACCCTATGTGGGGCGTGGTAACAAGTGTTCGGCTAATGAGGATAGTTGTGAAGGGATGCGAGCCAAAGGCACAGAGTTGTGCATGGGGCATTTGCGTTCTTCATTAAAGGATGGTGCTGATGGCGTATAATCAAATGACCGCAACTCAGTTGCGGTCTACTGTCCGTCAGATTACCGACCTGGATTCGGACGACCTACCTGACGGTTTGCTGAACCTTTATATTCGTGACGGGTACTATCGTATTTTGGATTTGGAAAAACGTTGGTCGTTTCTTGAAACCAGTTTTAACTTTAATACTGTAGCCAACGTTCGTGCTTACCCTATTAGTGGATTTACTGTTGACCCTATTAGCGAAGTTGTATCCATTGTTGACAACACCAAGTCAGGCTTTAGGTTGGACATGGTTGGCTACGACATGGCTGAACAAACCTATAGTGGCGCATATGACACTAGTGGTGAACCTTTGTTTTATGCTGTGTGGAATGGCAACATTAACATTTACCCTAAGCCTAATAATTCACGGTTGTTGACGTGTCGTGGTTATCGTGAACCGATTGACTGGATTACTAATGACGGCAATGTGGATGCGCCTGCTTCGCTGCATTTCCCGTTGGTGTATTATGCGGTGGCTCGTGTGTATCAGCAGATGGAAGATACAACGATGGCTACCATCTACAAGCAGTCTTTTGATGAGGGTGTGGCGTTGGCTCGTAAGAAACTTACGCAGCCAACCAGTCATGGGCAGTTGATTATGGCTCATGGTCAGACACGTAATCGTCCTACTATGCAAAGTTGGTTGAAGTCTCTCGGTCCAACATTGGGTCAGTAGGTTACTGTGGAAATTTTTACGCAGCAAGACTTCAGCGGTGGGTTAAACTTTAGGTCTGACCAGTTTCAGTTACAAGATAATGAATCTCCACGTATGTTGAACGTGGAGATTGACCCTCGTGGTGGAGTGTTTTCTCGTGGAAGTATGGTGCGTATTAACTCAACAAACGTTGCAGGGACATGGACACCGCAACGGTTAATACCTTTTTATGGTGATTCTAATTATGTTATGTTAACTACCACTACAAACATTTATAAATCTACTGGTGGTAATTTTTCTGTGTTGCAGTATTCTGCTGGTAATGACGTAACGGTTATTGCTGGTGCTAGTCCTCATGGCGCTGCTATGGCAGCATGGGGTAACATCCTTTACATTTCTACTGGCACTAATGCTGCTAGTACAAACTACTACTGGAAAACTGGCGACACGTATGCTAGTGCTATGAGTGTTAGCGGTTCGGGTTCTAATCCTTGGCAGAGTGCTACTGCTGCTGGGGCTGGTCATTTACCTAGGGCGCAACACTTGTGTGTCCATGCTAGTAAATTGTTTGCTGCTAACACTAGCGAAGGTGGTGTACGTCAACCTAATAGGTTGCGTTGGTCTAACGAGTTGACTCCTGATTCGTGGCATGAAAGTAACTATATAGATTTTCTTGGTGGTGGCGATGGTATTACTGCCATTAAAGTTGTTAATGGTCAGTTAGTAGTTTTTAAACCTCATGCGACATACTTGTTGTATGGTAAAGACACAACAACATTTCAAGTTGTTGAAATATCTTCAAGCATTGGTACAGCCAGCCCTGATTCTGTTGTGGCTAGTGACACTGGATTATATTTTTATTCTGTTGGACGTGGACTATTCTTTTTTGACGGTAACACTATCGTTGATGTGTTTAAAAACATTCGTCCTATATTGGATTTGCGTTATGTTTCTAGTACCACAACTGATGGTGTGAGTTTGTCTTGGGTTGGTCGTCGGGTATGGTTGTCTTTGCCTTATGCCACCAGTGGTGCTATACCTAGTTACGCAACGGTTAACTTTGTGTTTGACCCATCGTTGAATGCTTATACAATGTTTACAACCACTGGTGCTAGTGCCGACCCCACAACTGAAAGTTATGGGGTTATAGG